TGTTAGAGATGACTTAGTTTCTTTTGTAGAGTCTCAAGGTACTAACACAATTAAGATTAAAGCAGCTTACTATCCTAAAGATGCTTTTTATATTTTAACACTACCAACATCTAAGTATGTATTTTGTTTTGATCTACGAGGTAGATTACAGAATGGTGCAGCAAGGGTTACTATCTGGGATAGCATTGAACCCACCGCCCTACATGTCACTTATACAGGCGATCTTCTTATAGGTAAAGCAGGATACTTAGGTAAATACACTGGTCATTTAGATGATACAGCAACCTATAAAATGAAGTATTTTACTAATCATTTTGATTTAGGTGGTCCAACAACATTAAAGTTTTTAAAGAAAGGAAACTTTACAGTTGTAGGTGGAGTTGGTCAGAATGTAGTTATTAAATATGGATTTGATTATGTTAGTTCTTATCGAGATATAAGAAAAACATTAAAGGCAGGTACTGTTACTCAATACAACATAGATGAATATAGCATCGGTGAATATACAAACGGTCTTGCGTTGGAAGAAGTTAAGTCTAACCTAGCAGGTTCTGGTTCTATTATTCAACTAGGATTTGAAGCAGACATTAATCAAAATCCTTTATCAATACAAAAAATAGATGTTTATGTTAAAGCTGGTAAAACAATTTAAGGAATAAGAATGTCATCGTATAGTAAAGCTACAAATTTTACAACTAAAGATGGATTAACTTCTGGTGATCCAGGTAAACTTATTAAAGGATCAGAAGTAGATGCAGAACTTATTGCTGTTGAAGCTGCTGTTAATTCTAAAGCAGATCTTGATGGTCCTGCTTTAACTGGAGTACCTAGCTCACCTACAGCTTCTGCAGGAACTAATAGCACACAAATAGCAACTACAGCTTTTGTAACTACTGCTGTGACAAATGCTACAAGTTCTCTTGGAACATTATCTACACAAGATTCTGACTCAGTAGCTATAACAGGAGGTACTCTTACAGGAACTACAGTTAACAGTGTTACTGTAGGTACTAATGGATCAGGAAATAAAACTGTGTCAACTGCTAATCCAAGCGGTGGATCTAACGGAGACATTTGGTATAAAGTTGCATCATGAGACTATCTGTTAAACATTCAGATACCATTAAAGATCCTAACGAGCTTTATGTTAAAGACGCAGGTACTTGGAAAACAGTCACTAATCTTTATGTAAATGACGCTGGTGTTTGGAAGCAAGTGTTTCCACCTACAGGTACTCAAGAATACACTACAGCAGGTACTTACTCATTTGTAGTTCCTCAAGGTGTTTTTAGTTTAAGTTTAGATAAGATGTCTGGAGGTGGAGGTGGCGGTCCTTCTGGATACCATAGTGGAGACTGTCATTCAGGTGTACCTGGAAACGCAGGTCAGGCTTATACAACAGCACAGTCTTTTGCTGTGACACCTGGAGAAACACTAACAGTGGTTGTTGGTGCAGGTGGTATAGGTGGTTGTTGCTGGGCGTTTCAAGCACCACAAAGAATAGGTACTAATGGAGCAGCAACTGAAATTAAAAGAGGCGCAACTGTTTTGTACACAAGATCAGGTGGCGCAGCAGGAGTTGGTTACTACTATAGTGGTTCAGACTTTGTAACACCAGGATTAACTAATGGTTCTGGTTATGGTACAGGTGGATCAGGCGGTAGTTGTACTGGAAACGGTGGTAATGCTTTAGCTGGAGGGGCTAAATTATCATGGTAATAATGCCTAAACTTACAGACAAAGAAACAGAAATTAGACGTAAAGAAATATGTGATTCTTGTGAAAAAAGTAAACTAGGTGTATGCACTAAATGTGGTTGTGTACTTAAATTAAAAGTTAAATTTGAACAGAATACTTGTCCGTTAAATAAATGGTAACACTTTAATGACAGAAGAGGATATCGAAAGGTATTTAGAAAAGTCAAAAGACAAAGGCATAGAAACTGATAATCTAATAGAGAACGAACATGGTTTTATGTCTTGGACAACGTGGGAAGATTATTTAGTAGCTATTCAAGTTTATGGTGATGGTAATTATTGGAATCAACAGTTAGATAATTTAGCTAAAGAATTGGGATATGAAAAGATTATGATGGCTACTAAAAGAAACTACAAAGGTTTTGAAAGAAAGTTTGGGTTTAAACTAACAGGGTATGTATTAGAGAGAAGGGTACAGTAATGGGATCATCAGTTAAGAAGATAATTGGAACTGCTGCACCTATAGTAGGGGCGATGTCTGGTGTTCCTGGTGGAGCGCAAATAGGTGCTCTGGTAGGAGGTGCGATAGCTGGTAGACAAGAAGCACGACAAGCAGGAGAATCTGCTGCTCAATACAATGCTAGGATGCAACAGTTAGGTCGACAAGGTTTCTTCAGACCTGTTGATAAAATTAAAACTCTGTATGGACAGGGTAATTTTGAGATAGATCCTGTAACAGGAGCAGTTACTTCTGCTGGATATACAGCCTCTCCTGAAGTCATAGCACAACAACAAAGATTTAGTTCTTTACAGGGTGAAGGGTTAACTGCAGCAGAAAGAGCAAGCGGTTACTTACCACAGTTTGAACAAGCTGCTCAAAGATCACTTCAATTAGGACAACAATTTTTACCTTCTTCAACAACAGGTCAAATTACACCTGCTGAGCAAGAGTATTTAAGTACGCTTCAAACTTTAGGTAGAGGCTTAACTTCTGACTTATCTACAGCACCTTCTGCAGATGTATTACAACAACAAGCAAGACTTAGAGGATTTGCAGAACAATTAGAACCTACTACTGGAGCACAGTTAACTCAAGCAGAGCAAGATTATTTAGCTAGAACAGGTGGTGCTGCTGAAGATATACTAGGTGGTATGTCAACTCAAGCTGCTTCTGATGTAGCAAGACAGAGACAGAAACTGTTTGGTCAAGAACAAAGACTAGAACAACTAGCAGGACAAGTAACGCCTACAGATTATGATCCTACTACTGCTGCTAGAAGTTACTATGAAGAGCAACAAGCTCTTATGGAACCATCCAGAATGAGAGAAGAACAACGATTAGCTTCTGGGTTGTTTGGTCGTGGTCGTGGTGGTCTTAGCGTTGGTGCTGAAGGACAACCAGAATTGTTTGCTTTAGCTCAAGCTAGAAGAGAACAAGATGCTCGTTTAGCTGCTGAATCAAGACTTAGAGGTAGACAAGAACAACGAGAGGACATTGGTTTAGGTACTCAATTAGGTGAACAAGCTCTGACTACTGGGCAAAGTGCTTTAACGGAAGCGCAACGTGGTAGACAAGAACAGTTAGGTTTAACGTCTACTGGTTTAGACTTTATGAGTCAACAACAAGCTGCTGAAGAAGCTGCAAGGCAACGTAGATTACAAGAGATGGGATTAAGTGCTGAGTTTGGTGGAGCAGGTGTTACTGCTGGTCAACAAGGTCAACAGTTCCGTTTAGGTCAGCTTGGTCAAGGTATTGATTTACTGAGTGCTGCTTTAACTCCTGAAGAAAGAGCTAGACAGCGTATGTTCCAAGACATTGAGGCAGGTAATAAATTAACAGCACAAGCAGGAGGTTTGTTTGGTACTGGTTACGATGTAATGCAGGGATCATTAGCACCATATCAGAGTTACTTAGCTAACCAAGTAAGACTAGAAGAGCTTGCACAACAACCTTTAACGATGGGAGCTAATTTAGGTGCTACAGCTATGACTGGTTCTCAGTTCGGCTCAAAATTAGGTACGCTCGGTGCTGGTGAGATAGCAGATCAACAAGCTGCAGCAAGAGACAGACAAGCCTCTTTAATAGGAGGTTTTCTTGGCAACACTAAATTACAAGGACAGATAGGAGGAGCCATTAAAACAGGAATCGGTAAGATAGGCGGTCTGTTTGGAGGTGGAGTTCCTGGCTTTGGTGGTGGTAGTTTTGGAGGAGGTCAAGCAGTCCCTTACTCATCAGGTATGTCAACACCTGGGTTAATGTTTGGTCAAAGATCATATTAAGGAATAATTATGGCAAATAGTGTTTTAGATGTTTTTGGACCTACTCCTGAAGAGTTAGAATACCAAAAAAGACAAGAGCAAGAAGAACTCGCAAGACAAGACTACAGAGACAGACTAGCTACTGCTGGTCAAGGTCTTGGTAGATATGCAGGACTAGCTCGTTCAGGAGTAAGGCAAGGAGAGCAGTTAAGACGTATGAGTTTGTTTGGTGAGTCTCCATCTCCTCAAATGGAAAGAGCTACTACCATGAAGCAGATCATGAATAAGTATCAAGGACAAGATATGTCTAATCCTGAGGTGTTAGCTCAGATGGCTGGAGAGCTAGGACAACAAGGATATCCAAGAGAAGCTATGCAACTGATGGATCAAGCTAAATCTACTGCAATAGGTATGCAAGAGTCTAGAAGAAAAGCAGAGTTAGACGCTCTTACACTTCAAGAAAAACAAGCTAATGTTTTAAAGTTACAGAGAGAAGCAGAAGGAGCTGGTAAAGGGGACAAACTTACTAAACCTATTTTTGAAGATTTAGAAGAAAAAGGAAATCAAGCAAACGAAACTACAGATTTATTTAATACATTTGAAGAAGATTTTGGTGGTTATGCTTTTGATGTAGCTGGAGACTGGGCTGTAATGTTAGCTAAAAAGTTTCCTACAAGTGATGAGCAAAAAAGGTTAGGTGATTGGTGGATGAGATATCAAAACCAAGTTAATGCAGTAAGAAATAAACTGTTTGGATCTGCTTTGACTGAGCCAGAACGTAAAGAATTTTTGAAGGCTATGGTTACTCCAGGAATGGATGGAGAAACTATTAAGAGAAACTTAAGAAGCCAA